TATTTTTCTAGTTTTTTTCTATATTTTTTAATCTACCCCCGTTAGGGTTGTGGAAAACTCGCCCAAAAAGAAAGAGACCCTCACCAGAAAAAGGGTCTCAGTCTATAGTAGGAAGTGTAGATAAGCTAGGTTACCACAAACTAGCTCTATCCATTTACATTATACTACACTTTTTTCGCTTTTCCGTTCTTATAAATCCCGAACATCGTCAACAAGAACAGCCCCGCCGTGGCTAAAGCCCCACTGATAGCGTTAATCTTTACATAAGGCTCATCTGAAAGAATGGCGATTGCGACTTGTGGTGCGATTGCGCTTGCACCCACCAAGATATCTCCGATGATGTAAACAATCAACTTAGTACGTTTGCTTACACTTGAGACTAGCTCCTCAGCTACATCCGTATTCGATACTTCAGTTGCCATATCTAAGCTATTGTCTTTTAATTCGTTTAGTTTTGCTATGTTTTCGTCAGTCATGACTTTCCTTTCTTTGTTTTGTTTATCGCTCGACGCGTTCTGAGGCTCCGTATGGCGTTCTTTGTCTTCAGACGGTAAATCATTCACCTTTTCATCTTTCGACGGCTCTGCGGGCTTAGACGCGGTAATTTGAGCTATATTCTTCAATTCGTCTAACGAAATCTTGATTGTAGAGAAGTCTAAGTTGCCATCGAACCCATCAACCTTGCCCTTGTCCGTGAACTGATGTATCAAAGCTCCGTGTGCGTAATTGTCTTTTGTGCCGTAATTCGGATACCAGTCAACACGTTCTAGTCCTAACTTCTTAATGACAGCCTCACCCGCATAAGTAAACACCTGTTTTCCAGTCTTCTGTAAGACTAGGTTCTTAAATAACTTCAATTGCTCAAGTGTGCCTTCAAAATCTGGCTCCAAATCGACAAATAGAAGTGGTGCGTTGACAAGTTTTTGAGCTTCCACGAACCTTTCAGCCTCCACCTTTGCTTCTTCTTCGGTTGAAAAATACGGCAACCAGTAAATACCAAGTAGCTTATCTCCTGCGGCTTGAGCGAATTTTACCAGTTTCGGGTCAATCTTGTTAGCGTCGCCTCCGAATGACTGACCGACATGTCCAGCTTTGAGAATAACTCCAGCGAACTTATGTAAATGATTTACAATAGCGTCGTCTTGATGGTTTGAGATGTCTAAAATCAATTTGCTATAGTCTTGTGGTTGTGGTTCGGGTTTCGGGGCTGATTGAGGTGTCAAATCTGGCAAATCGTGAGTACTCTTATCTGTAAAGACCTCAGCAGACATATACTTACCGCTCCTACCAGTAACGAACCAGACTTGGTTGCCATCCACAGCCTCGCCGTTAGTAACATATCCTTTCATCTCAACCGTTGAGCCAGCGTCGACCTGTTGGAATATTCCGCTTGAAGTGTTAGCCTCGTCTCTCGCATTCGCTAACACTGCGGTCGTTCTCTCTGTAGGTTTTGCTTCGTCATAATCTTCGGCAATACGTCGCCCATCACAGCAATATGAGAAGCCTAGATAATCTGGTCCATAATTTCCCATCCAGTTCATCAGTTCTTCAATACTGTTATAAATCCCTCTCGCTCCACTGTGAACTTCGCTATCGTGGATTTCAATTGAGCCATCCTCACGCTTTCGCATTAAGAATACGTGTCCATCTTCTGTATACTGACCTCTTGAAAATCCCAAAAATCCTACCACCCAGATACCCACTGGTGCATGTCCAGTATTTATTCGACCCGCATTCAGCTCGTTTACGTACGCTGTTTGAGCGTTCGGTGAGCGTGTGAGTGAGCTAATCGCGTCATCCACGTATTGTAGACACCAGCCGCTCTGAGCTCCGATGTTTAGATTTGGTTCATAAACTTGTCGTACTGGCATTATTTACTCCTCACTTGTGTTTGAACTTCTTCTTTTAATTCCGTAACGGCTTTGTTTTGCTGGATAAGGTTGTTAGTTGCGTAAATTGCTAATCCTACAAGCGCGAGTGCGAATAATTTTGCTAAATTGCTTGTTACCAGTTTCCAAAAGTTCATAACGCCCTCAACCTCGGTTCGCTTTACGTACTTTTCTTCTGCTTCTTTCTCATGCTCAGCTATGTACGTTTTAAGTTGCGATTGAGTAACGTTCGCCCGTGCTATATTTTCAATTCGCTCTAGCGTAACAGTGTGCCTGTCGACGCTCTCTTTAATGTGAATGACGTCTGCCCCCAAAGCTCCGAACTCTTTGGCTGATACTTCTGGTTGTTCGTTGTTTTTATTCATGACTACCTCTTTTTTATTTTGATATCTCTTTTAGCTATTCTAATACAAAACCGCTTGAATATATAGTCGTGCAATATTGATTTTACGACTATGCTAACATATGGCGCTAATAATTCAGCACAGACTATTTCAGGCAATTTGATAATTCAATCTGGCTGGGTTTATTTTTTGGGAAACGGCGGAAAACAACAGTCTGTACAAGTCAATTTTCCTAAGAAGTTTAAGGAGGTGTATGCGGTTATTCCTGTTTTAATCGGATATACATTTAAGACGCCAACATCTCCAGAGAGTTTTGACCAGAAAATCGGCGCTGGTACTAATATTGAGTGTGGAGCTTTTAATCAGACAGGTACTACTATTACGGCTTCTACTTCAGGTATTTTTGGTGGAGCAAATCACGGCATAAGTTGGATTGCTGTAGGTACTGTTTAATTACTTCTTTGTGTACCATAAAGTTACATAAGACTGTGTATAGCCACTCTGGTCAGCGTATGTCTGAATATTTACGTTCGTGTTATCAGCGTATACCGTCACTGTATATGGCTGTTGGTCGGCAGCGTGTGGCAGGTTAATTGTTGCCCCAATTGAGTTTTCTTTAGCAATACCTTGAATTCTAACCACTAAATCTAAGTTAGAGATGTTGTGCGGTTTTTTGATAGTAGTAGCTAAACCGAGTCCACCCATTATAAAAGTCTTTTGATAAATAGTTTTGCCATTTATCCATTTTTTACCAGTGTCTACCTCATCAGTTGTGTATTTATTGTCTGGTAGAGTCGTAAAATCAATATTGTCAGCCTTTATTGTTGTCTGAGCAATTTTGCTTCCACTTACTGAGCCGTTCTCTAAATAATCACCGTTGAGCGGCAAGCCTACCATTTTTCTCATGTCCATAATCGACGTCTGAGCAAGCGATGTAGCGTTAGCGTTTATTCGAACACGACCAAAAACGATGTAAGGGTTCGTTGCTCCCACGCCAGACTGAATGACTGAGGCAGGTGGGTCTTGTGGTGAGGCGGCAGGTGTACCAGCAACCTCTTTAATTTTGAAAATGTTGTTGGTGTTATCTATCACCGTAGTCGTTGGCGATACAGATTTGTCTATGTAGCCTACAATCAGAGAGTTCCGCGGTAAAGACGGTGAGGCTGCCGCAAGGGTTATAGTCTCATCTGCGTCTGCCTGAACCATATGTCCGTAACCAAGCCCAGTGTCGATGTTGGCTGTGCCAGCTTTTACGACCACTTTAAGCCCCGTTCCGCCTGGGGCTACGATATTCAACCCGTTTGCAACTGACGTGCCATACAGGGCGTTTATAAAGGCTGAGAGGGCGGCTTGTGAGTGTCTGCCCCCGTTCATATTGAAAACTTTTTTTGTCATTTTATTTCTCCTTTTCTTTTATCATATCAACGTCAAGCTACCCTTTCCAGTAGACAAGGCGTAAAACTTTATTCTGTGTGTAGTTTGTTTATCTCCCGCTGGAAGTTCGAGCTTTACAGAAAAGTCTTGGTATTTTTCTGAAGTTGGCGGCTTCCTCAAAATGCGTATTCTGGGTACTGGTGGGTACTGCGATGAGGTTTTGACCTCATGATTTTCCGCGATTTTGAAGCAAGCTGGTTGCTTTCCGTCTCTTGTTTTTTCAGGCGTGAACCTCGCCGTGTAGTTGTACTCTTGCTCAAGCGCGTTAGCTGGCAAGGTGATTTCTACGTCCCAAACTTTCTCTGTTTGAGCCTTAAAAGTTTTGACTGCGTCTGAGCCTACAATCTGATTACCTTTTAACTCGTTGAAGTCCGTCTCAAGTTCTCGAATTATCGAGATTAGGTCGTTGTCTTCGCTTAATCTACTCATAATCAATACCTCTCTGCTCTTATTGTAACAGGGGCGTTCGCAATCACCGTAGCTCTGATATTGAACGTATAGCCTGTATCTTGATTTCCGAACACAGGCACGAACCAAGCCATAAAGTCCGCACCGTACCTGGTAGGGTCAAGCGGGAATGAGAACGGGGCAGAATCTAGCTCCATAGCTCTGTCAATCTCAACCACCATATCTGCCACTAAGTCTATCCCCTCGGATTGAACGTAAAATATGGCAGCTCCCCACTTACTGCCTGGAATTTGTCCGTTCTTGTCGCACGTGATAGAGATATCCCAGGGCTTACCTGACGTTTGCGGGTAAGTCATAATCTGATTTGAGCCTATAAATTGACGGCTTTTCAGCTCGTTCCTTTCTCTCTGTAAGATGTGGATACGCTCTATCAAACTGTTGTCGTCTCTGTAAATCATTTCTCATATTCCCATCTACGTAAAATAGCGATAGCTCTTTACTAACATTCTAAGTTGCCCTTTGTCTGTACTTCTCACGAAAAATCGGAACTTCAAGCTTATACCTTGTCCTGGGGGTGTTTCCCAGTAAAATGACGATTTCCACCTGTACACTGGTTTCTGTAAAGAATAATTCGTCAAATCGTTTTGATAATTTAATTCGCTGTTAGCAAGTAGAGAAGCCTGCCCAGCAGAGGCTACCATACAAACTCCGAAGTTCGGATTGTAAGACGGTTGCAACCTCGCAGAATTGTTCAAGAGGGCGTCCAGATATGGTATCACAATTGGGCAGTCCTGATTTAAGGGTCGGAATTCACAGACTACATCTATGTTATTAAGTCCACCTACCATTGAAGTCGCTGGCAAGTTCACGGTGTCGGTGGTAGTTACTACCCCGTTGTAATCTGTGTACTCGAAAGACTGCCAGTCCGTGCTTTTAGGATTTAAGTATGTTTTCACACCCGATTTATTAGAGGTAGGTTGAGGTGTAAGTTTGAGGTCTATCAATTTAGCCTCCAGGTTGGCAATTCGCCTCTGTAGATACATGTCCTGCATGTCGTTTAATCTGTTCACTACCCCTCCTCTTGCTGAGCCACGATGTTGTCGATGTTGATATCGTCAAAAGTGATATCGACTGTCTCTGCGTCGTTGTTGTCGACTGAACACTCGATTTTCTCAATCCTGTAATAGCCTTTAATGTGAGCTAAAGACTTGAACCCGCCCAGCTCTGCATACACGGTATCACCTACTCCTACGTCATTCAAATCTAGTATTCCATCGTGAACTGTGAAAGACGGAAGCTCTCGCGGGTCTTTTGTAGCTTGAAGTACTCCGTTCACGTTTTCTTGTAAGGTGGATAATCTCTCGACTGAGTTGTAAGTAACGACTTTCTCTCGACGGTAGAACTGTTGCATAGAGTGATAATCTTGTGAGGAAGCCTGTACAGCGTCGTCTCCGTTTCCCGAACCAAATCCTTGTATGTAGTTGAAAAGCACGTCTCCACGCCTCTCAAACGTAAATGAGTCTACATTTTCGGGGTAGACCAATCGAATATCTGGGCGGTAGTTTCCCAAAGCCTCATATGAATGAAATGTCTTGTCAGCGTCGAACTTAATGTCAGGTCCTTTAATCACGTTAGTCATTTGCTGGATAAAATCCTTAACGTTTTTCTTAGTGAAGTGTCGGTCGCGCTTCATTCCCTGGGCTACGTTTCCCTTTTTAATTCCGAAGTTGCTCCCCGTTTTCGCTTGCACCTGCTCAATCACGCCCCAGAGAATATCACCCTGCCAAGCATTATCGTAGTCAATCGTTAGATACTGGTCTTTCAGATAATTCAGATATCCAGTGCAACTCACGGTCAGTTTCACGGAAGCTCCATCTGGCGAATATCCAAACTTGATGATGTTAGCTCCGAATAAATACTTGCCCTCTCGCTTTACCCTGATATCTGTTGACAGAATGTCCATGAACGAAAAGGGGTTAGCTATCACCCCAATCTTCTCTATGTACTGCTCGTATTCGTATAAGTCCATCTCGAACTCCAGCGTCTCGTGAGCGTTTCTCTGCATTGTCCACTTCACGCCAGAACACAGGTGGCGAATATCTCCTAACAAGACACCGTTCTTACTCCAAACTTCAATCTCATACCTGCTCATCTAAATACCTAAGAACCCTGACTGGTATCGAACCTCAGCTTTTGAATTCTCTGAAGCTATATCGCTTTGTATTTCCATAACGTTCACTCCTGGAACAAGACCGAAGAATGTCGAACCGTCGCGCTGTAGTGCATAGATATTTAAGCCGTTGTGAGTGATAGTCTTGTTCCGCATGTCGATTATCAGTTTATCGCCATCCAGTACTGTAGTCATCACTTGCATAAACTCGTTAGTAGCTCGATTGATGAGTTTCGGGTTAGTAGCTGGTGTACTGATAGTGATAATCGGGTAGACTGTCTCGTTGCCTGAGTTGGTTACGACTGACGGTTCACCGCCCGCTGAGATGTTGAACGGAATATCGAACGGAATATCAAAACCGCCATCCATGACCTTACCTACTGTTGCTAATAGTTCCCCAGCTGAGTTGTCATAAAAGAGAGGGTCTTCAGACAGTAAATCAATTTTCCACTTGACTATGTTTAGCTCGCGGTTGATAGGCATTTGGTTAGCCATCACGAACACTTCAGTTATGAACTCCATTCCAGCGTACGTGATTATACGAAGCTTTAATTTTTTCCTCTGTAACACGCTCACAAGCTCTCTACGCTTGTTTTCCACGTCAATTGGTTCACCACCAAAGATACGACCCTGGAAGCTGATATAGCGCCCCTCATACAGTTGTCGCGACACCCACGAACCATCTCTACCCTGGTTTACGCCAGTTGCTGAGCGAATGTTTGGCAATCCAGACACGCCCTCGATTGGCTCGTCAAGATACATAAGGTTCTCTGCGTTGTTTAGTTCAAAATCGTCTAGATATACTCTCATCTTCCCCCTCCTTTTCCGTTCTATGCTTGGCTCACTAAGTATCCAATTCTCGACGCCAGTTGATACGCGTCTGTGTCTTTGTAAATCTTAGCGTCAATGTTGATGTTGATGTTGCCTCTCTCTCTGTTTTCTTTCAGGTAGTTTTCAGTCCTCTGTGCTGGCATAACCTTAGCTCCTCTTGGCAGAGTAACCATCTCAGGTCCGTTCTCACCTACCAGATATCTACCACCCTCGGCGTGTTCTGTACCCTTTGCCAATCGTCCAAAATGAACCTCTGGAACTTTCGGAATATGAACGCCTGGTATGTTGTTGATGATACCAGCTGCTCCGTTGATTAAACCGATAAAGAAGTTGATACTTTTCTCTGCTCCGCTGATGATACCGTTCACGACGCTCTTAACAGCTCCACCTATCGCGTTTCCGACTGCTGTACCTATTGTTGTGAACTTATTAACAATCGTATTCCACATGTCCTGGAAGAACTGTCCCACGGGTGAGAACACTCGCTTTACGTTTTCCCAGGCTTCTCTGAACCTGTCTCCGAACCAAGTTCCGACTGCCTGGAATATACCGACCACCTTATTCCAGACTTCACCAAAGAACCCAGCTGCCGCGTTCCAAACATCGCAAATGGCAGTCCAAGCCTGGCTAAACATGTCTGAGAAGAACTGCACCACAGGGGCAAAGATAGCAACAATAGTGTCCCACACTCCTCTAAAGAAGTCCGCGAACCACGTTGCTACACCACTGAAGAACGCGGATATCTCGTCCCATTTCGAAATGATGAACCCAAGCAAGAGAGAGAACGGGAAGAATAGCACGGCTAGCACTGTCAGTCCCCACTCTTTAATCCAATCTACAACCCCGTTGAATACATTCTTAAACCCTTCTACGAAGCCGTCCACAGCATTTTTAATTCCGTCCCAAGCACCTATGAAGAAGTTTCTGAACCCCTCGACGTTATTCCAAAGCCAAATAAACCCAGCAACTAAGGCTGTAATGGCGATGATTGTCGCACCGATAGGGTTAGTGGCGAATGCAATTCCCAACTTCACGACCTGGATTGTCGCTTTCTTGACTGCCCCAGCTATCACGCCGAACGCAGTTCCGATTTTCGCCGAAGTAACCCCCTGAGACGCACCCTTAATGCCCTCCATTCCCAACTTAAAGCCATCAGCCGCGGTCTGGCAACTCAAAAATGCCCCGTGTAAGCCCTTTATAACGCCTGTAACGACGTTTATAGTCTTGAGACCCAACGCTGCCGCCTTGAACGCCACAAACGCCCCAGCGGCGATTTTAACAGCTAACACGACTTTATCGAAGTTCTCGCTCAACCACTTAAGAGCGTCTAGTATTTTCGGTATGATTTCCTCTGCCAGTTTCGCCAACTGGTCGCCCAGGTCTTTCATCGCCTGTTTCATCTCGGGCTTGTTCATTTCAGCAGTCAAACCTCGGATTAAGTTCATCAATCTATCGCCAGCTCCGCCCTCGATAAACTTATTCGTGTTTGCGTCCACACCCAAAATCTGCATACCCAGATTACGAAAAGCAGACTGTACGCGGATTAAAGCACCATCAATGGTGTTAGCTCGCCCCTCCAAGAGACTGTCTGGTAGGGCTTTGTCTAAGGCTTTGAATAATTCTTCACTCGTGATTTTCGTACCACGAAGTGATTTATCTAATCCTATTCCTCGCTCAATCAACATGTCGAATGTCATAGCGTCCAGGTTCCCAGTCGCGGAGACGCGTCCCAGGATAGCTGACAATTCTTGGAATGAGGTTTTGCCCAAAGATACACCCTTGGACAGGATTTTCACCTTGTCGACTAATGTATTAGTCTCCTGACCGTACATCTTAAGAGTAGAAGCAGCCGCGAATAAGTCCGAACGGTTGAACAGCACACCAGTGTCGCTTTTCGCGTATTTCACCAAATCCTGCAAGACTTTATTGACGGCGTTCCCATCTTTTTCATAAGCTTTCAATGCATATGAGGCGTTCTCGACGTTTCTCACCTGTTCAAACGCTGCCTTGCCCATCGCCATAAAGCCAACCGAACCCGTAACCGCCACACCTGCTATACCCTTTAAGAATGAACCGACCTTTGAAGCCGCACCGTCCAGTCCTGTTGTCATTCTCGACAATCCAGACTGAGTGTTAGTCAGAAAATCACGGAAAGACTTATGAGCATTACCAGCCGCGACTTGTTGACGCTTAAAACTCGCCTCAACTTCATTCGTGGCGGATTTAGAGGCAGACGCCAACTTGGCAAATACCTCTGAGGCGCTGTCCTGTGCTGAGATGATGATTTTAACGTTGTTGTTGCTTGCCATGTTTGTTCTCTTTTTGTTCTCTTTTATCGCTGTTTCTGTTCAGCCCTCTTTTGTTCTAGTTTATCACGCTCATCTTGTAGCTGCCAGATGTACAAAGCTCTCTCAACTTCTTCATAAGGCTCCTCTAAATAGTCATGATACGACAATCCAAGGCGTTCTCGATAGATTACGCCCTGGATTTCTTGTGCGATTTGCGGTGGAATTTGAACGTCTCTTAGGATAGCGCTTCTGTACCAGCTACGACGCTCGTTGGCTCGGATACGACGCTCTGAGCCGTCGCTGAAGCTTTTGGGTCAAAGTCTTTTCCCACTAAGACAGAGAAGATTTCGGTAACCACTATAAATGGCAGTTCATCAACATCATCAGCTTGCATGTCCACCAGTTCCTTACCAGTATCAGTCTCGATATAGACCTTACCTCGCACGAACTTCTTTTTCACCCATTCTACCGTCTGAGCGGATAGCTGAGCCTTGTCTGCCTCGTCAAGGTTTGAGTTGGCGAACTCTGCCATATCTTTGGTCAACATTGGTGAGACGATGATGTAAGCTCCGTCCCAGCCGTCAATCAGTTTACCGATATCTACCTTCTTGTTAAGTGCTAAACGTCCCATATTCCTCCTTATTCTTATTAAGCGTTGTAGTTTGCTTTGGTGTTGGTCAAAACTGCCTCAATAGCCTTGCCCTTGGTTGCGTCTAGTTCGATACTGAACGATAACGTCTGTTCAATGACTGCGTCTAGGTCGTTTGAGGTACTCCATTCACTCACTCGAACCTTTGGCGCTTTAATCTTGATACCAGGGTGAGACTTCGTACCGATTTGAACCTGCTTGTTCTCAACGTTTACTTCCATAGCCTGAGCGGTGTTGTTGTAGTACTTGTTCTCCCAGTCTTGGTTTGTGTAAATCAACACCATCTCGCCTGTAAGCTCATATGCTCCTGTGTGGATGTCTGTAATGTCGATAGAGTCGTTGCATGCCAAGTATGTATTCGCATTGCGGTTGATAGTTATCTTGAAGCTCTTACATGCAACTGGTGCGGCTGTTGCCAGTCCTGCCTCGTCGTTTGCCATCTTTACGGATAAGTTGCGACTTGTGAACTCGTTCTCTTCGATGAATGCTACGGTGTTTGCGGTGTCCGTTCCCATCTTTGCTAAGATATCGCAGTTCACCTTTACCCAATCGCCAGCCTCAACTGACAGTTCCATCTGGCTCAGAGTACCCAAAGCGTGGCGACGGTCTGAGTTCGGGTCTTTACGTGCAATAGTCATAGTCGGCGGTGTTTGTAACTGGTTAATCGTGAATGAGTGTTCATACACGGTAGCGTCGTCCGCTTTCTTCTGTGAATTCACTGTACCGAAAATGTTAGCTAACAGATAGCCAACTCCGATGTCAGTTACTTTACCCTCTAGCTGTCCCTCTGCCCACTGAGACACGATTGCTGAGTCGTTAATCTTCTCAACGCGTCCCATTGCGCTTTCGTTCTGAATAGCCGTGGTTTTGCGTCCAAAGCTCAACGATAAATGTCTAAACCAGTAGCTAGGTGCTACCGCTGTTCCTCGGGTGGTTTCGTTTCCAACTCCGACTGATACTCGCCTACCGATAAACTCTGCCATTTATTTGTTCTCCTTTTGTTCGTTTTTATCTTCTATCGCTTGTTCTAAGCTCTCTGCTTCCACCACTTCGCCAGTCTCTGGCATAAAGTATTTTCGTTTGGGGGTGATGATTTCTTGTGAGATATCTTTCTTTTTCTTTTCGTCCATATTTCTCTTTCCTTTTCCT